TACTTTGTGGGTTACTAAGGATAGTATGATTACCGTACCGAAATACACGGAAACATGGACCTCTGGAACCAAAGAGAAGCAATCCGATACCAAACTAAGCAAAAAGGATTCTGTAAATACAGACAAATCCGAAACAATCCAAAAAACAACCACAGAGAAGAATAAAGAAAAGACTGCTAATAACTTTTATAAGATGTTATTATTTATAATGGTTATAGTTGCAGTTATTTATATTTATGTAAAGCTTAGGAAATGAAGCAAATAAATCATAATATCAAAGGTTTTGTTTGGGTTTTAGGTTTTATTATTGTAGTAACATTATTAGTTTTATTAACATGAAAAAATTATTTAGCTGGGCTTCAGGGTTCGTGTCAGACAACGGAGAAGCATCAAGTAAAAGATTAGTAGGTATCGTTTGTTCTGGTTTCCTTTGTTGGACCATGTACGCAAATTCATTTTCAGAGGAGCATTTTGCCCCATCGGCAGTACTTGTTCAATCTGTAGCTGCATTGGCGTTTGGTTGCTTAGGCCTTACAAGTGCTGAAAAAATATTTAAAAAGGAAAAAACTGAAGAATAATGGCAAAGGCAGTAAGAAAGAAAGAAGAAGAATCAGGTGGCTTAAAGATAGGGGCTAATCCTTTGCCTATAAGCTTTGCTCAATTCTCAAAGAATCCAGTCGTTGGAACTATGTTCTTAGTTATTATAGGTATTTCAGCACTATATGTGGATATTAGAAGTACGTTTAACAAGCAGATAGATGGTCAGGGCGGTAAGATAGAAAAGCTTGAAGGTAAGGTAGACTTGTTGCAAGATGCTGTTCGCAGATGCGATAGTTCCCTATCATCAGCTACTACAAAATTAAGCACGTTAAACCAGCTTGGGAAAATACAAAATATTAAGTAATGAAATATTTATTCATTTTATTCGTTGTATATGGGTGTCAATCAGCAAACACCCAAGCGGTAAGTGATGAAAATAAGAAAGAGCTTGAGTTCCAGAAGTTAATGAAGGGGGTGCAACAGACTAATCAAGTGAGTGCATTGGCTCAGCAAAAGGCAGCAGAAAAAGAGGTTCAGATAGTAGGGCAGGCTGTAGCAACTATAGTAAGTTTAAAATCGGAAATCAACGAATTAAAATCTGAACTAAATGAAATTAAAAGCAAGCTTGACTCTGCTAATACTCTTGATACTAGCAGCGAGAAGTTCCAGCTACGCCCAATACGTTAAAAAAATAGGCGGAGAGGAAAAAATAATTATCACCAAGTCAGAAGGGCAAAGGATTAATGCTGCATTTGATAGCCTTAATAATCTATTAAGTTCCCAAAATATTAAGATAGATAGCTTACTGAAAACTAATGAATCAGTAAAGGATAGCCTGAAGCTAGAAATTTCTAGTTTATTTAGAGTAAAAGATACCTTAAATTACCAAAATAAGGTTAATTTAGATACGCTTAATGATTACAAATCAAGATACTATAAGAATATAGCTGTGTATAATCAGTTTGAAAAAGATGTGAAGTTTGAACAAAAGCTACACAGATTCAATAGTGTTTTGTTTACATTATTAGTGATATTTCTTTACTCTCAAATAAAATAAAATGAAACTAGAAGCGTTATCTAAAAAACTCCCTGCAAGCGTAATGGCGGAAATACCTGTGATTATTGAAAAATTTGGTATTGATGGTCCACTCAGACTATCTCACTTTTTATCTCAGTGCGCTCATGAAAGCGGTAACTTTAAGTTCTTAAAAGAAAACTTAAACTATTCTGCTGATGGCCTTCGTAAGATATTCCCAAAATATTTTCCAACAATAGAAGCAGCAAATAAATATGCAAGACAACCAGAAAAAATTGCAAACAAAGTTTATGGTAACCGCATGGGTAATGGTGATGAGGCTTCAGGAGATGGTTTTAAATTCAGAGGTCGTGGTTATATCCAGCTTACTGGTAAAGATAATTACGCAGCGTTTGATAAGTTTGTAGATGATGATATTATGGCAAATCCAGATTTAGTGGCTACCAAATACCCACTTACTTCTGCGGCTTTCTTTTTCCATAAGAATAAATTATGGGAAGTATGCGATAGAGGTCATAGCGATGATGTAGTAACAGCAGTTACAAAGCGTGTGAATGGCGGCACTCATGGCTTGGCTGATAGACAAGACAAATTTGATTTATTCCATAGCACACTAGCGTAATGAACAAATCAGACATAGCAAGGCAATATAGAGAGGAGCATGGGTGGGATATGCCTACCATGAAACTAGCTAGAATAATGTATGCTGAAAATAATCTTACATTTAAAAACGTAGAGGACGCTAGATTATTTTTAAGGTACATAGAGGGTAAGCTAGGACCTAAAGTCAGAAAATTCAAAACTATAATACCAATGCCAGAAAGACCAAAAAACCCTTACAATCTGCCTGATAGCGATGAAACGGAGTTCGCCCCCTATGAAATAAAAGGACATAAGCGAGTAGCTATATTGTCTGATATTCACGTTCCATACCACAACATTGCAAGTATAACTGCTGCACTCGACTATTTAAAGAAAAGTAAGCCAGATGCCTTGTTATTAAACGGAGATACAATAGACTGTCATAGGCTTAGTAGATTTATTAAAGACCCTAAAAAAAGAAACTTTAAGCTAGAGCTTGATACGTTTAAAGCTTTGTTTGATGTGTTTGAAAAGGAGCTAAATTGCAAGATATATTTTAAACTTGGTAACCACGAGGAAAGATATGAGCATTTCCTTTATGAGAAAGCAGGAGAGCTTGTAGGTATTGAGGAGTTTGAATTTCAGAATATCATTAAGGCAAGAGCCAGAGGTATTGAAGTCATAGCAGATAAAAGACCTATGAAGTTAAATAACTTATGGGGTATTCATGGTCACGAATATGTTGGCGGTATATCTGCGCCTGTTAATCCAGCACGAGGCCTGTTCCTGAAATCTAAAGTTAGTTGTTTTCAGGGGCATAACCATCAGACAAGTGAGCATACTGAACCTACTCTTTCTGGTAAAATGGTTACTACTTGGTCATTGGGCTGTTTATCAGAACTTCATCCGGCCTATATGCCATTGAATAAATGGAATCATGGATTTGCAGAAGTAGATTTAGATGCAAACGGAGAGGACTTTGAATTTAAGAATAAGCGTATATTTCAGGGTAAAATATTATAATGGAAAAGGTAGACCACCCAGCGCACTACAATGGCGGCTCCATTGAGTGCATAGATGCTATTGAAGAAGCAGTTAAAGGATTAGATGGTAAAGAAGCATTTGCTACTGGTAACGCAATTAAGTATCTTTGGAGGTGGAAACGAAAGGGCGGTAAGGAAGATTTAAAAAAGGCAGTTTGGTACATTAACAGACTAATAAATGAGGACTAATGAAACTAACATCTACACTAAAAATATCTACCTACGGATGCAAGGTGGTACTTATTATTACAGATTCATTAATCAATGAAGCTAATAAAGTATACAAAAAGCATAAAATGGGGCAGATATTTGAAGGAGATGCAGAAGGTACAGTTATCACCCCAGACATAGATGTCTATTACATGATTATAGAGCAAAAGTATTTAAGCCACAATACCCTATCACATGAAAACTATCACATGGTTAATGTAATAAAAAGTGACAGAGGTATTGTAGATGATGAAGCTGGAGCATGGTTATCAGGTCACATAGCTGAGTTTATCTACAAATTCATAGACAAGAAGCAGCTACCCGTTAAGCACTAATACATATAATTCAATTTGACTTATATAGGATAAAAGCACGTCAAATTGTGCAATTTATGACACATTATGTAAATAAAAAGTACGTTATGATGTAAAATTCCGACATTAAGCGCATCATATTGCACTTTCGATTGTGCAGTTAATTACACATTATGTACGCCAGAACGTACAAAATAGGGGTAAAAATTGCCAAAAAGTAGTAGTATTACTACCTTTTGTATGTCTTAAAATATAATACCATATACCATATCCAGCATACTATATACCACAAGTAAAGTACCAGAATATGTAAGTAGTAATACACTATATTGAAATAATGAATAGGTGTACTTTAGTGCAACTTTCATAGGTTTATTTGTTTTGGTTATAGGTTTGGTTGTAGTATTCTTGTCCTTCTTCACGATAGCCAAATACTCCATCTATATTTCCATAGTAAGCATCTATTATCTGCTCTTTTTCTTTTTCAAGTAGGTGTTTTGCTATTTCAATAGATGTTTCTAAAGTAGCTACACATTGGTACATTTTAGCATTTTCGTAAACCTCTCTTTTTGATATTAAATCATCTAACATCATTTGCATTGCGGTTATCATAGGTTATAGGTTTCGTTGTAGTATTTTTCTGAACTAAAGTTCCAATTCCAACCACTTTCAAAAGCAGTTTTTATCTGCTCTTTTTCTTTTTCTTTATATTTTTTAGCTATGCCAATAGCGTAGTCAAAAGCTGCTACCATATCTAAATTACCTTCCTTAGATACTTTATAGGAGTAGTCTTTCATTTCCTCTATTAGTTGCTCTACTGCTGTTTTCATATTGTTTCTGGTTTATAGTTATCTACATCAAAGCAGTCGGTAGGTGTTTTGTGCTGGTACCTTCTGCTTCTTTTCTTTCTTGGTTCATACCCCATTTCTTTGTAATAAGTAAGTATTTGTAGGTAGGTCAATCCAATGTCTGTTACCATTACTGAGATTGGTTCTTTTGCATGGTTTTGGTCAATGTATTGTTTTTGTAGTTCTGTCATGGTTTTATTCGCTTTCGTTTTCGTAGTAATAGTTAAATTCTTTGGCTGCCTTCGGATTGTTTTTATTAAAGTTTTCAAGGGCAAATGAATATCTAAGTAATTCTAATTGACATTGGTATAGGTCATCACGTAGCGTATCGTTTTGAACCTGAAACTGCTTTACTTCTTTTGTTAATTCATTATTGTCATACCATAAATACCCAATAACTAAGGTTAATATAGCAATGGTAAATATTTCTTTCATGGTGTTAATCGTTTAATAGTTTTTTTCTGTCTTTAAGACTTGCCAAATACAAGATAAAATAAAAGACAAATAATATTAGGAGGATTTTTTCTTTCATGTTTTACTCTGGGTTCTATTACTGGTTTTTTTAGTCTAGCTTTTGGTGGCTTTGGATATGACCTCCAAATTTTAACAGCGTTTTTACGGGCAATGTATAATAAATGGTTCATTTGACAAGTCTTTTCTTATTGTCAATAGATTTATATAGTTCCTCTAATATTTCTTCATCAGTTGGTTCCATTTGAGAAAACCATTTAATACAATTCCTAATTCCATTTAAGGATATTTCATTAGGAGCAGTGGAAATACTATTCTCTAGCCATTTAATCGTAGGGGTGTCCATTTTTTATTGCTTTTTCAATTAATAATACAATTAATACACAAGCTAAAGTCATAAAGGCTATGAAGCCTAAGAAGATAGCTAATAATATAAATATTTTTAATGCTAACATGATTTACTCATTGTAATTGTGATTAAAATATTCCTCGCTTGTCATTGATGTATTATCAGTTAGCCTACTTAATGAACCCATAACGTATGCTTTACTTATGTGGTTTTTCTCTAGTTCTTTAAATGTAACTAGGCTTTCTTCTAACCAATCACAGAAATCATTTTGGTTCATTTCCTTCTTGGCTTTAATTATAATGTCTATTGGTGTTTTCATTGTGTTTAATTTTTATAGGTTTCAGTATAATATGTATCTACGTTGTTGCCTCCAAATGCTTGGAAGTGGCCGCCTTTCCTAAATGCTTCTTCTATTTGTTGCTTTTCATCATCAAGCATAGTTTCTGCTAATCTTTTAGCATGAAGAAGTCCATAATATTGGTTGCCTCCTAAAGTGTACTTTTTAAGTTCTTTGTCTAATTCTTTAATAAGTTTTTGCATTGTAGTAGTTTCCATTGTTTTATATATTTATTGGTTAAAAATTTGCATCTACGGTCAAGACGTGTACCTTACCTATCTTTTTACTTTCAATTACATCAGGTAATTCCATGCCCATTTTAATTCTGTATTTTATAGCTTGTTGGGTTAATGGTTCTTCAGGGTTCTTTCTATTCTTTCTAAAACCTTCAGGACTAACCTTTGCTGCGTATTCCGATAAACTAATCTGTTTGGTTTTCATCTACTTCTATTGTTTTAATTACTTTAATAATGGGGGTACTTTGTTTGCCATTGGCAAATGCTTCTAAATTGTTGGTTGCTTCTTCTAAATTTCTGGTCAATGTTCCGTATACATAACTTCCGTCTTGGAAAATTTTATACCATACTTGCCCATTTAATTCTGTTTCTTGTACTAATTCATACTTTTTCATGTTGTTTTATTTTGGTGTGTCAATAAATTTAACTTCCTCTCCGGCTATCATTCCATCAATAATTTCCTCTATCATTTCTCTTTGGTCCGGTCTTAATACAGATACCTTATCAGTTATTGCTGGTACACAAAAGACATCACTATTCCATTCTTCCTTTATACCACTTGTAACGTCTTGAGGTAGTATTGGATTGCTAATAAAATCCCTATATATCCATTCTATTTTATCAATATAGGTTTGAAATAGTTTACTGCCTCTTGTATTGGGGTTATCTCTATTAAAGTCCTTTAAATGCTCTTGTGCCATTTTTAAGTGTTGCACTGCGGATACTATATTGGAGCTTGATTTCATACTATTGGAGCCGGTTTTTTAGTGTACTTTGGGGTTGGGTTATA